AGCTGTCTGTAATTGCAAGTCCGCTTTTTCTAAAAACTTTGGTCCTACAGAAACTAAAAGCAGTTCTACCCTAGAACTATTTTTTGAAGGCTTGCGTTTAAGAAACACCCAACCAGTTCTAACATCTTTTACGTCTATTCCTGTTTTTTGACACCAAAAACTCTTATAAAGAGCTAACTGTAGTTGTTTCTGAAATGAACGTTTTTGTTTCGCTTGCCACCCCCAGCCAGTGGTTTTCCAGTCTAACATATAATAGACATATTCGTTAGGAATAATTTCACCTTTTAACCCACTGAGAGTTGTCTTTTTCCTAGACTTCCTTTTGGGAACTTTAATAACCAAATCAATAAATCCCTTAAACCACCTATTTGTTTGACCTTCAATTGGTTCAAACAATTGTTCCTCGGCAGAAATTAACTGCCACCCTGGGAATTGTTCATCCAAAAAACCAGGGACTTCCGATAAAATTTCAGGAATTGCGTCAATAAATTCCTGTGCGTCAGCGGATGACACTTCTTCCTTTGTAAACAAAAACTTTTCTAATCGTTCCTTAAAATCTGTTTCACACAATTCAACAGACGCTGGCTCGCCAGTCAAAACATATTGTTCTAGCGCAGTATGCACAGCATTACCAAATGCTGTATGTATAGAACCGGCAAATGGGTCTAATTTATCAATGTGTTTTAGCTTGTGGCGATAAGAACATTCCATAAAGTCAGCTAGTTCAGAATAACTTATATGGTATTTTCCTGTCGGTAAAACATCTTCTTCTTCAAATAATCGTAATTGAGTTTTTTGTTTCATATTGTTCTATACAAGTTTACTACATTTGATTTATTTTCTGAACCCAAATTTACATCTGGCTTGGAAGTCTACTAAATCTGTTGCATTTGAATATGAAAATGCGCTTTGCAACCCCCCTTTGATATTCCCAACTAATTCTTTTACAGAAATTTCTTCTTGTTTAATTTCAACAGATTTTCCTTCTGGAGTTGGTAGATCGTCTCTACGCACAGTTTTCATCACGTCCTTGGAAGCGGAGCCCCTATAAATCCCTGGCAATGGAGCTTCTTTACATGAAGCGAATAAACTGCCAGCCATAACAAAATCTGCTCCGGCGCCTAAAGCTTTGGCTATATCTCCGATCTCTCTTATCCCTCCGTCTGCAATAACAGTAATTGGGGTGTTGACGGAATCAGCAGCACGAACACAATCTCTAATAGCAGTAAACTGTGGTACTGTAACACCAGTAACATTTTTTGTTAGGCAAACTGCCCCTGGACCAATTCCACATTTGATAGCATTAACTCCCCAAGAAATTAAATCTACTGCTCCATCAAATGTTGCGACATTCCCTCCTACAATATAAATGTCTTTATATTTTTCCCGGAGCCATTTCACCATATTCTCCATTAACTCAGAATGCCCATGTGCTATGTCAATGATAAAATGTCGTGCTCCTGCATTATATAAAGCTTGTGCTCTGTTTTTCGAGTTTTCACTCACGCCTACAGATACGAGTGTTAGTTTATTTTTTGTTAGTTTATATTGTTTTACATTTTCTTCGATAGACATAAACCGATGTAGTGCTCCGATTGCACCAGCGGATGACATTGCTTTCGCCATTTTGCCATCAGTAACGGAATCCATATTCGCTGAAATTACTGGTACATCTATTTTATTGTATCCTAGTAGGGGATCTAAAATAGATGAAGTGTCTACCGTGGCCCGACTTGAAACCATGGAATACTGTGGAACAATATATACATCGCTAAATTCTATCATTTTTTTCCTTTAATAGTCATATAAAATATGACATTGTTTACACCTTGATTTTGTTTTTTCCCAGACTGGCGTTGTCGGTCCTATTATAATACCTCTATAAGATAACTCAAAAATATTTTCTATATTTTCATCACAAATTAAACATTTTTTATCTATTTTTGCGCCACGAGTTTTTTCGTCTATTGCATAATCACCAGGAAGCTTAGCCCCGAGTATTTCACTGATAGAGAGACTTTCCTCACAAGTTTTATTTATGGACGTACTAACAACCTCTGGTAAAACTCTACTGTCTTTTATTATCGTTTCGACCATATTGTCAAATACATTTAAAAATCTATTTTCAGTCTTTTTTTTCATTTATTGTTTTCCAAAAATATTCAATACGTGTATCGAGATACTTTTCACAATTTTCCACAGAACCTATAAACCAATCATCATTATTAATTTGCACGTTCTCATTCATGATAACTTCAAGTCCTAATAGTTTACACTCGATAACAATCCTTGGGGCAGTATCAAATCCCGCTGGCATAAACACCAGACCCTTATACCCTGAGAGTTCCTCTAAAAACTCCTTTGGTTTAAGGCCGCCTACCATCCCGTATTTTATTTTCTTGGCTTGACAGTATTTCTCTGTTTCTTCCTGGGCCTTAATCCACGACCCACCAGATAATATTGCCCAGAGACCGTTATTGGATTTTCTTTTTTCACGTAAAGTTTTTAGATTTTCCAATGTTTCAAATGAAAATGTAGATGACTGCACATGGAAATTATTCGCAGGGTATTGCGGAAATTTGTCTATGTAAATTTGCATTTGTTCTTTCGACATAAAAAATACATGTTGTGCTCGATTATAAAAAGCTCTAATAAATAACCCATTTTTTTGAGTGTGACAATTACATTCACACTTTTCTGTTAGTTTATGCAAATGGCTAGAACGATATTTGCAATATTTATAATCACATTCAATAACAGAATATTTCACATTATTGTTTACTAATGATACTAAACCTTCTTGTGACATTCTAGAAAAATTCCCCAATATCCATATTTTGTCTTTATTGTCCTCAATTAATTTTGGTGTGACTGAGCTTGAATGACATTTAAATATTTCTGCCGGAGACCCACTAAGAATTGCAGCAAGAGTAAGTTCTGCACCTCCGATGTAGTCTTCTGAAAATAGGTCAGATACAACTATATAGTCTATATTTTTTGGAATATAATATACCGTGGGCGTTTGTGCAAACATTACAACACAGTATCAGATAATATCTAGCCTAAGTATCGAATGACTTAAATAAAAATGGGACCCATTCGGGTCCCATTTACTAATATGATGATGAATTATACTGTTAATTTGAGTTCATTGATTTGTTTTCTTCACATTTAAATGATACAAACAACATTCTCAGGTCCGTGGTTGAATATTTGTGCTCGTAAAGATATGCATTCTTGTCCTCAAAACCTTCAAAGGGAATGAAACCTAACTTATCAGCTAAATGCTTTACACTGACCATTTCCTTTTCTTCGTCTTCACTGTCCCAATATTCTTTAGAATTTAGGATTACACAGTATGTGTCTGAGAGGTAGTCAAATGAATGATAGCATTCTGGAAATGCTAATTCTTTCTCTATAGGAGAAGCTTCAAGTTTTTCACCAGAAGATTGCTTTTGCAAATTCTCTAAGATTTTTTCTGCTTCTTTTTTGGCATCCTCATCATCTTCAGGAGCCTGAATTTTAATTGTCCACTCTTGTTCATTTGGAGCACCAAATGGCTTATCGTCTCTATATAGTATTTCTGACAAATTCAGTGCCAGCCCAATAGAGATATCCTGAAAGGATATATCTTCAATTTCTTTAGTATAGAAATTCTTACACTCCATATAATCATCACCCTTGTGAATTTCTTCAACAGAATACATGTTTGAGGAAAATCCTGGAATATTTGCAGTAACATCTCGAAAAATTCCTAAACCAATAACATCCTTTACTTCAATCTGATCGTAAAACTCAGCAGTTTCCTCTTCATCAATTACAAGTTCTCCAGCAAGCATTTGCTGACGCTCTGATATGCTCAGATTTGTAATCAATTTCCGACCAGCATCTATAATTTCGTGTGTTGATCTACAAGGGTATCGTACATCATTTGGATGATGTTTAACTTCACTTACAATTTTATGTTCAATAACATTCATTGTCATAATATTACCTTATTTCTATAATATATATTTAGGAACCGGATTTAGCTCCTAATTCAGTATAACACTTATATAGAGAATTTGAACCGAATATAATTTAAAAGATAATTTAATAATTTTGTTTAAAATAAACACTGACTAAACAGTGAATGATCGAATTGTTTTGAGTTTAAAATTTAAACTTAAAGATGGCTATCTAAAAGATTATCTAAGTATATGAAAACAGATCACTTTTTAATTGTTCTAAGAAATTGCTTAGGTAATTCAACAAACTACATATAATTCTCAGCAAATTAAATCTTTCAATTTGAAGACTATATAATAGAGTAATTTCATTCTATATAAAACTAAATCTACAATTTAGTCTTCCCAATTGTCTTTGTCGATGCATTCTTATTCTTTGGCCGTTCGTCCCGTTTTATACCACCTACGACTTTAACCGTTTACCTAATTTTTCCACATCCAAGAAAATTGTTTCCAAAACGGGGAATTATAGTCATGCGTCTTAGCATTAACATTACTTGCCATTGCCCTATTGTTGTCCAGGAATTCAGATAGGCTACCGTCTGTCATGATTGGAGCGCAGGGAGATTGTCCTTCTTCGGGGTTATCAACAGCGTTGAATATTTTAGTTGAAACAGACATTCCTGCTAACATTGCCTTGGCAATTTCATCACTATCGTATACTGTAGCACCACCAGCTTCAAAAAGGGTATTACCAATGGCAAGTGCCATAATAAGGTCATCATTATATCCTTTTTGTGCTGATAATTTATTATTCTTTTTCCAAATATATGTTTGCAATTCTGCATATAAACGTTCAGAATATACTCTAATTTTTTTATTTCTTAAAACATCCTCTAATTTAGAAAGCATTTCACTTTTATTTTTTGAGGTAGTTTCAAACCCAGGAATTTCATCTTTCATGTCTATGTTTGAATATACCATATACATGTTTTTATGCACTTTATGGTAATATAAATTTGGATAGTTCATTTCCTTTAGTTTTAAACAAGCGGGAAGACCAACAGAGTTCCGTTCAGGACAAATCATTGCCATGTTGTATCGTAACCCAACAGTTGCTAAAATTTCTCCAAATTTATCTGGTGGCACTTTACCTTTGAATTCTGCTGCAATCTCATCAGTATTTGTATCTATCACGTGAAATGCTGAAAAATCTGCCGCATCGCCACGGGCGATATCAGCAGAAATTATGTACTTGTGCTCACTTTCTGGATGCACCCAGATCCACATATCTTTTTTAATTGCCCAATCAGGCCCCCAAAAAGCAATAGGTTTTTTAATATTTACAAATATTTCATCCATTACCTCAGCCCGCAAAAAAGTATCACCAGAGGAGGCAAAAG